TGTGTACGTCGAGAAGGCCGCGCCATCGACAAGCAGATGACAGAGTCCACCGCTTGTGTATGCAGTATAGGCGCTGGTATCGACGCCGATCGTGAACGTATCCGCACTCACCTTCGTTATGGTGTAGGCGTTACCATTCAATTGGGTCATGCCCACAACAGATAAAAACCCGATTTCATCGCCAGTCGAAAATCCGTGAGCAACCGCCGTTATGCTTCCAGGGTTTGCTCTGGTGGCAGCCGACACCGGCTTGCCCTTAACGTTCATGAGTTCGAACGTATTCGTTGCCACCTCGATTACCAAATATCTGTTACCGTTGAGATCGGCCATCCCGACGACATCAACGATGTCGACAAGATCGCCATCAGTGAAATCATGAGACGCTGAAGTGATGACGACTGGTTTAGCCTTTGTGGCGCCGGTAATTGTCTTCGGGTTGTCGAGGGTTAGCCCACTATCGACAAAGAACGCACTCGACTTGGTTTGATCTTCATCGACATCGAATTGACTTTCGATGAATTCAACGTAGCGGCGCGTCGTGCCATCGATGGTACGTTTTGTGACCATCCACAACTCGTCCTCACCAGTGCCAGGGATGACTGACAGGCTCTCGACCACGCCATGACTTGTTGAGGGATCGAACCCGCCACCAATCTGGTGACGATGCCACGCGACAACTTGCTGGTCGCGTAGATACGTCATGCCAACCAACTGGCCGTCAGCCCTCACTCCCCATACAATGGTCGACAATTCCTGCTGGTATGCAATTTCGGTGATACCGCCCTTACCGACCTGATTGGACAGAATTGTGAGGTCTGGAGATTGAAAGCTGTCCTGCTCGAATAAGTACGAAAACTCACGAATCTTCCGCTGTTGACGCTGGATGAACAGGACAACATTGTCGACCCTGATTGGCGTATGCTGGTCAGACCCCCGGGTGCCTTCTCTGACGACCCTGACGTTGGTCGGAGTCAACGGGTCGGCGGTCGTACTCCCCGAAATGGTGAACTCGCCACCGACTGTGCCGATCGCCATGACCTTGCCCGGCGACAACCACCTGATGACGTTAACCTGGTCCGTCGCCAGCGTGTAGATGACCGGGTCGTTATCCAACGTCCCCGGTGTATGGTTCTCGTAATCACCGGATTTCGAGCCCCAGAGCGTCTGGGGCTGATCCGTAGAGCCTGCCCAAAACAATCTCTGCTCATAGAATGCAACAGTCGCCGGGAAGCCGGTGGTATCCGACCAGGCGCCAAGCTTCCACTTAGTCTCGGCAGAAGTACCTCCGAGAGTCCGATCGATATCGACCGTGATAACCGTTGTCGATGCGCGAGAGGCAATCGTTCCATACCCCCATTGAATTCCGCCGTCTCGCAGAAACTTCCAGGTGACCGTATTGTCGACAATCTCATCGCTCTCTGACGTTGGGCCTCCAGAGCTTTCTGAAGTTCCGGCCTTTATGCACTCGTATATATTCCCGCTATTCCGCGCGATGTTACTGACAGAATATGACGTTGAGGCAGCCCATTTAGTCGCCTGATGACCAACCGTGATGAGACGACCGACATCTGTTGTCTGGAATCCAGTACCGCCGTTAATCCCGGTGATCGCTGACGCGGTGAAAGTCACGCCTGACCCCGATGCCGCGCCGGGCGTCATCGTCGTCGTCGTGATATTTTCCTCCCGGTATGGCCCGTCAGTAAAAGTGATATCTGTGATCGTCCAACTCGCGTGGCCCGTCCTGCTTATCTTTCTCGGCTTGTACGAGGGATGCGCCACATACAGAACATCGGCGGATTGAGCGAATTGTAAATCAGGTATATTCGCCGTGGTATAGGTCGTGGTTACCGTGTGGACCCTGGACGCAGTGCCGGCACTGGAATATGCCGTGTATCCCGAGCCGTTGATGTTATCTCCATCGATATCAGTTAGCTGAAATGTGTTGGTGGTTTTGCTAGCAACAAGATAATATTTGCCGTTCAGCTGTGTCATCCCGACAACTGCTGTAATAAAAATCTCATCACCGTCGCTATAGCCGTGGCCGGTATCTGTTATTACAACGGGGTTGGCAGCGGTTGCGCCGGAAATAGTCGTCGTGCTTTCGAGAATTGATCCCTGATTGCGATACATCCTGATGTACAGATTCCCGAACTCAATCACATAAGCCTGAGTGACAGAAAACTCAAACGGGAACAGGCGTGTCACCGCGGAACTGTCTTTAACCTCCTTCACGAACCGCGTTCCCGGCCGCCTGGTTATGCCACCGTGCGGCTGCACGATAAAGTTCTCGAGCGTTGCCGCCCCGTTGCTGTATTTGGTGATATCAACGCGGCCGAACAAATCTTCAGACAATTCACCCGCGGTGAAATTAGTGGATATTACAGAGACGCGAGCCATCTAGATTCTCGAGTCAAGCCATGAAAGCTCACTCGCAGGGAGACTTTCCTGCGCGTCAATCAATCTGGACTGCTGCATCATCTGCGTGAATTTGTTTTCAGCCCTGACGGCCACAGTCTGAGACGCCGTGATGTCATAAGCGATGTCCGCGGCAAGACGTAAGGAGTACGCCTCGATGAATTTTGAATCAAACAAATTGGGGTCTGTCACCTGGTGGATATAGACGATCTTCAGCGGAGCCGCCGCATCGGTTACGATCTGTCGCGCCTCGACAGCCCACTCCTCATCCGTCTCGACTTCGATGACTCGCAAACAATCGGCGGGCCAATCGAAAGCATTCACATATTCGTAAATTGGAGACGTGGTGTTAGCTGCGATCGATACGCGTTTGATTGCGAAATTCCATGGGTGATCGCGAAGAAGTTGATCTCGCGTTTGCTCGTAGAGCCGCTTAATCGCTCGACCCTCTTTAGTATCATCATCGAGGGCAGTGATTGTCGCCGCACCGAGAAATGTTATAGCGCGATTGGCAATCTCAACGAATGTCGTGGCCATTAAAGCACCTCCTCAAAGTGAACCGGGGGCAGCACAATCGCCACTGCCCCCGATCAACTCAGTCAAGAACGTAAGCTAGATACCCGACTATGTCATCGCCGGTAGCGATGGCAGTGTCCTGGGACGTAGCGCGGATGACAACGCCATCCTTGCTCTGGAAAACGTAAGTCCCACCGGTCAGAAGGTTCGCCGCGATGGCGCCTTCCAGCGTTTGAAAGCCCACGGTATCGACGGACAAGCCGTTGATCAAACCATCGGGATCAGCAGCAACTGCCGTACCGGACAGGTTCGTGTGAGCATCCCACCCCAGGTCCAATGTGGCGCTGGAGGTCGTCCAGTTCACATAGGCGCGGGACAGTGACGCAAGCAAACGAACGCGGCCCGGCGGCAACTTGCACAAGGCCACGCTGGACGTTGCATCACCGGCGCCGCTCTGGGCGTGGGTGAAAAACGCAAGGCGAATACGACCGTGCTCCTCCGTCGTATTGTTACTAGTGATCGGAGTCGCGGTGACGTTCGTATATTCGGTGGACTTCTGGGTTGTAACAGCCATGTCAAAGCCCTCCTAGGTTGGATCGCATTCGATGTAACCAACAAGTTTCTCTTGCATGCGGGTTGCACCGATGGACATTGAAACAAAGACCTGAGTGGCGTAATTTTTGTCGTCACGCTCACTGATCTTGACGGACGGCTCCGAGCCGATCGCCAATTTCATCCCCGAGTTCTGCCAGAACAGCACCTTGTCGTCGCTGTTACTGTCAGTCTCGAGCAATTCGGTCCTAATGAAATCGAAGCCCATGAACGTATTGACCTCACCTTGTACCAGTGCCTTCACGACTGCGTAGTCGCTGCTGGTAATCTCGGTCTCGCCCAATAGATTCTGGAGTTGCTTCGCGTTGATCACCATCGTGCGATTTTCATCCTCGGCCTCGTTAGCATCGAGGATATTTTTCGCCGCACGAAGCTTGCCAACGTTAAGACCAGTGTCAGCCGCTGGGCTGATACCGACCTGAACATCGACAGTATTGCTACTGTCGTACGATGTCGATGTGCCGCCGGCCACGCCCGTGTAGGCAGTGCCGTCAGCCGCATCAACGATGGCTTCGTCCATGGCCCGGCCCATGGCAGCAGAAGCTGCTATGGCATACGGGCCGGAAGGATTAATCAACATTCTGACGCGGTCCTCGTCGTCAATTAAATCAGCCCAATCATAATCAACCAGGGAGACTCGCCGACGAGCATGGGGCGTATCCATGCGAGGTGTATCAGAATGACGTGAGGTGCGTTGCCGGGCAGCGGTGACGCCGACTTGCTCGAAAAAGGCATTCTTGCCGGTGACGGTTTCCACAGAAACCGCCTTACGCAAGCGAGAACCCTTCTGCTGAACGAGCATTTCGACGTTACCTTTATACTGCTCGACAAACGCGGTAGTGATTTGGACAGACATCGTCTGACCTCCTACGTTGTTGCAGTTAAAGGATGTAGGGTTGCCCGATCTACGGACCCCGCGCGGTCTCTCCCGCCGTCTCTTCCAGGCCCGTTAGGGTTATCTGGTCTGGACTATGAGATCAGTCCCAAACGCCGCCTCAGTGAGGCGTGTTAATTTCTCATTGATAACTTTATGCTCCGGGTCGGTGACATCCAACAGAGCAGTATTTTTCCGTAGCGCCGCTATTTCTTCCTTCGCCTGGTCTGGCGTTGTGCCGAATTTACCGCTGGTTTCCCCATCTTTGAATTGAGAGCCGGTTCCCAGCTGCATGCCGATCTTAGCGAAGGCGCGAACCAGGTCGGGGTTTGACCCGAGGCCGGCGGCATGGATGGCCGAATTCAATTCTGGCGTGCCATATTCCCGCATGGCGGCCTTGGCAGAAGCAACCCGCTCATCGAAAGACGTGCCGAAATCCTTACGGAGTTCGGTCTCCCACTTGTCGTTCTGAGCTTGTGCATTCTCGCTCATTTCCTGGTGGCCGCCCATCATCCGCTCGACATAACCGTCATGGATGACAGCCGCCTGCTGTGGCGTCAGCCTGGCCTTATGGAAAAGCGAACGCATATCACTGGCCAGTCCCTGGTCGTATTGATCAAATCCCTCCGGGGCGGCCATCTCATACCCGGACTCCTCGTCTGGCGTGCCGAGCTCCGACCAACCAGCCCACTCCAGTAGATCGCTATCGGCCGCCGGCAGAACCACCTTGTCGGTGCCGACAGCTTTCTCGAGATTGACATACGATTTCATTAGATCGGCGTTCGACGCCCATCCCTTGGCCTCGATAACCTCTTTCCACTCGTCGAGCCCCTCGGACCACGACGATTCGGAATTTTCCGGGTTGCCCGCCAGAACGGACCCTTCAGCCTCATTCGACATTTTCAACTTCTCCTATGGAAAACATTGTGACTTGCTCTTCCGTCAGAGCGAGAATGGTGATGATGCGGCGAACCATGTCGCGACCACCTTCCATATGCTGAAGCTCATTGTTCTTCCGAAAACCTGTCATGACATAAAGACCGCTTACCTTCATCAAGTCCTTCAGCACAATTTTGCCTTGCGGTGTGTGCAGAAAAATATCCCTATATGCTTTCACAACCTCGGCTTGGACTTTATTCTGTCCCTTACTCATGTACTCATGTTTCATCCCTGTCAGATTTTACTGTGGCGGTGGAATTTGCCCCGAGGCCGCGATCTCAGAAACCGTCTGAGCAGCGTCGGCCACAGGACCGGCGTTATCGACCATCGTCTGGAGACGCTGCATCTGCTGACGCTGCTGACGCATCTGAGCGATCTCGTCCTCGCTACGCATGATCCGTTGAGGCGCACCATTGGTATCAGCCAAAGTGCGCGTAATTTCATCTGTATCGAAATTATCCATCACAGTAGGGTCGACCGCGGCAATCGGCTGCACCATCTCCAGAGTCCGTAAGATGGCGATACCTTCCTCGGCTTTCATTGCGCGGGAGAGCGGTGACACATACTCAATCTCGTACT